GTTTGATAGAAAGCCAGGTGCGTATGACTTCTTACCTGAAGGACAAGAATATTTAGACGACCTTAAAAAACTAAGTTTGTTTATAACTAAAAGTTTTACTAATGGTATGAATCTAAACTTTGCAGTTGAAAACATTACTGATGAAGAAGTAGAAGTATTGCCTTATTATGACAACCAAGGTAGACAAATTAACTTGACATTACAGTATAAGTGGTAGTATAATATATGAAACTAGAATGGTTACAATGTTGTTTTTGCGATGAAGTTATAGAAGACTTTATGCTTTCACATAACCCATTTCCAGTTTCAGAAAATAGAGAAGATAGGTGCTGTATTAAATGCAACAATGAAATAGTTGTACCAGCAAGAATTAATGAATCAAAAGAAGCAAGAGTTATAAAACCCTAATGAAATGTGTATTAGAAATAAGAGATGAAGTAAACGTTAGGTTCGTTGGACTTGATGTTAAAACTAGACGTAAGATTTCAGAAGAAGTTAAATTTTTCTTGCCCTATGCATATCATATGCCTGCTTACAAACTAGGCAGATGGGATGGTTGTATAAGATTTTGTGATATAGGTGGAAGAACATATTTCCATTTATTAGAAAAACTATTACCTATTGTTGCAAAAGATGGATATGACATTGAAGTAAAAGATTTGCGTAAAGCATGGAATTTTGATTTCAAGAAAGTTGAGCAAACAGAGTATGAACATATTGCATGGCCACCTAGACACCCTGTTGCAGGAACACCAGTAATTTTAAGAGATTACCAAGTTGACGTAATTAATAAATTTTTAGAAAATCCACAATGTTTACAAGAAGTTGCCACAGGTGCAGGTAAGACTTTAGTTACAGCAGTATTAAGTCATAAATGTGAACCATATGGTAGAACTATTGTAATTGTTCCTAACAAAGATTTGGTTGTGCAAACAGAACGTGACTATAAGAACTTAGGATTAGACGTAGGCGTATACTTTGGTGACAGAAAAGAGTACAACAAAACACATACTATTTGCACATGGCAAAGTCTTAGTATATTAGAAAAGAAAACTAAGGCACATGAAGCCGACTTTCCAATAGAAGAGTTCTTAGATGGTGTTGTTTGCATTATGGTAGATGAAGTACACAAAGCAAAAGCAGATGTATTAAGAAACTTATTAGGTGGTGTATTTGCTAATGTTCCTATTCGTTGGGGACTAACAGGAACTATACCCAAAGATGAACATGAAGCAGTAAGCACATTTTGTAGTTTAGGTCCTGTAGTAGGAAATCTAAGCAGTAAAGAATTACAAGATATGGGTGTACTAGCAGATTTAGATGTTAATATTTTCCAATTACAAGATGGTGTATTAGGCTTTAATAGTTATGCACAAGAATTAAAATGGCTTCTTACTGATGATAAACGTATTGATCATATCAGTGAGATTATAAGAGGTTTAGCAACAAGTGGTAATACACTTGTATTGATAGACAGAATTAAAACAGGCGAGATGCTAATAGAAAGAAATGACGATTGGGTATTTGTAAGTGGTAAAATGAAAACTACAGATAGACAAGACGAGTATGCAGAAATTAGTGAGATGGACAATAAAGTTATTGTTGCAACATATGGTGTTGCCGCTGTTGGTATTAACATACCTAGGATATTTAACCTTGTTATGTTAGAACCAGGAAAGAGTTTTGTTCGTGTTATACAAAGTATCGGAAGAGGTATTCGTAAAGCAGAGGACAAAGATTATGTGCAAGTGGTTGACATCACGAGCAATTTAAAGTATAGTAAAAGACACCTTACGAAAAGAAAGCAGTTCTATAAAGAACAGAACTTTAGACATAAGGTAACAAAGGTAGAATATAAATGAAAATATTAACATTAGAAAATATAAGTTACGACATAGATAGTGTACCAGATGAGATTGATGATATAAGATACTGCATTTTTGATGCAGGTGATCCAGAGTATATGGATTACTTCTTTTTACCATTAATCTTTTTGGAAAGTTTTTATGCACCAGCAATATGCTTAGACATAGGCGGATTTAAAATCCAAATGCCTATGGACTGGAGTATACTTACAAGTGATGAAGACTTTGATGGATTAGAAGTTATGCCATTATCTAGTTTAAATAATAGAGGCTTTGTAGCACCAGTTTTAAATCCATTAAAAACTTGGATGCCAAGAGCAGAAGAAATACAGATAACAAATGTCTATCAAGATGTAAAATGGTATTTCCCAAAATTAAAGAACGGGCATTTACTTGTAGTTCCATTAGAAGATGGACCTGAACCTAAATGTGTTATGTTTGTAAAAGAAGCAAATAAAATTAAAGATATTGATTTTGCTGATATGCTATAGGAGGTTATTATGGCAAAAAGAAAATTTAGAATTGAAGGCGGTAGATATGGAGGTGAACTTGTTTTAGGAGAAGTTAATCCAAATTTTGTAAGGTATTATGAAGATCATGAGAGTACTGAAATTGTAGAAGCAGTTTTAGAAACAGATGATTGGACAGAGGGTGAAGAGGAACCTGCAGATGCATTACAAGATCCAAATACTCCACCTAGTCCGGCATTACCAGATCAAGACTTTTACATGTGGGAATGTGACGAACTAGAACATATTAATAGTCCTTATGCAGACGGTGGCTTTATGGTATATGAAGTTCCAGCAGATGGCTCAGACGATTGGGACTACGATAAAGAAGTGTTTGATGGAGATGGTATTTTTCTATATGGCAGAGAAGGAGCATATTTCGGCAGAGAAGAACCAACAGAAAACAAAGATGAATATATTCCAGTATTATGTTTTCATAGTTCTGAAAAAGGTTCTTTTGGTGTTTGGTTTGTAGAAACAGACGGAGAAGATTTTGATGAGTTTAAATTAGCCTATGGCGTAGTAGAAACAAATTTAGCAGAATTTATAGATGCTGTATACTATGATAAAGAAGAATTAGATACTGATTACGACTATAATGATACTACCGGTAAAAGTTACGATGCTGATGTAGGCTGGTTAAATAAGAAGTGGAGAGATCCAGCAGAATCCTATACTAAAATAGACCAAGAGTATTGGGATGATTACAACGATAATGTTGAATACGAAAAGGAGAATAGATGAAACGAGTATTGATATTTGGATTGCCAGGCTCAGGCAAATCTACACTTGCTGAAAAATTAACAGAAATTTTAGGTAACGCAGATTGGCATAATGCAGATAAAATTAGAGAAACATTTGATGATTGGGATTTTTCACCAGAAGGCAGAGAAAGACAATCATTGCGTATGCGAGATTATGTCCGTAAAAGTGTTGCAAAAGGAAACTATGGTATAGCAGATTTTGTTTGTCCTACTAATGAACTTAGAGAAAAAAATGTTCCTGAGTATGTCGTTTGGATGAACACCATTGAAGAAGGAAGATTTGAAGACACTAATAAAATGTTTGAAAAGCCTACAATAGATAGTGTAAAAATTAATGCTATTGTAACAGCAGAAGATTGGTGGAGCGAAGAAAAGATTGAAGAATGGGCAAGGTTAATTGCCGTTGATATTAAAGACCATGAGTTTCAACCAAAGCAACCAACTACACAAATGCTAGGAAGATTTCAGCCATGGCATGAAGGCCATCAAAAGTTATTTGAAAGAGCATTAGCAAAGCATGGACAAGTAGCATTACTTGTTAGAGATATGCCTTTAACTGACGACAATCCTTGGCAAGTGGATAAGATATGTGAAAACATTGAAATAGCATTGGCCAAATATGCAGGTAAGTTTAGATGTTACCCTGTGCCAAACATTATGAATATTACATATGGCAGAGGTGTTGGTTATAAAATTGAAGAAGAAGTTTTAGATGAAGCAACACAAGAAATTAGTGCAACCAAAATTAGGGAGCAGATGAGAAAGGATGGAGAACTATAGCCATCCTGCATACTCGAGGTATCCACACTTGAAGGATAAAACACAGCCTCAGTATAACGAATGGAAAAAAATGTTTGCAATAAGACCACACAAGACTATAGGCGGTAAAACAGTATGGTTGCAAAACATTTTTGTTAGAACATTAACAATAGAATGGACTCCGCCTACATATCCTGCAGGTGCATATATAAAGAAACAATATGCTACATGGGATGAAATATTAAATATAAAAATGAGGTAATCAATGTATCAATTTACAAGCGAAAGTGTTTCGCAAGGACATCCAGACAAAGTTGCAGATTTAATATCTGATACTGTAGCAACATACTTAATCAATGGAAATATCAATCACAGAGCCGCAGTTGAAACATTAGTTACAACAAATAAAGTTATACTGGCAGGTGAATTTAAAAGCGATCGAGGACAGAATCCAGATAGAATCGAAAACATTGTAAGAGAAGTTATAAAAGAAATAGGATATGAGCAAGAAGGCTTCCATTGGGAAACAGTAGAAGTACAAAATCACTTACATGGCCAAAGCCAAGATATAGCACTAGGAACAGATGACTTTGGTGCTGGAGATCAAGGTATAATGTTTGGCTATGCATGTGAAGAAGCAGGCAACAAATTGCCACTGCCATTATATTATAGTCATGAATTGCTAAAAAAATTACAAATACTAAGAAAAAATGATCCAAACTATACTTGGTTAGAACCTGATAATAAAGCACAATTTACATTTAATTATGGAAGTGATGGCAAACCAATTGACATTGCAAATGTAGTATGTAGCACTCAGCATAAAGAAAATGTTGATCTAGAATTTGTCAGAGAAGGAGTTAAGGAAGTTATACAAGATGTTGCAGGTGAATACTTAACAACTGATACAAATTTTTTAATTAATCCTACAGGAAGATTTGTAATAGGTGGCCCGGATGGCGACACGGGTCTTACTGGTAGAAAGATTATTGTTGATACTTATGGAGGAGCATCTCCACATGGCGGAGGAGCATTTAGTGGTAAAGATTGCACTAAAGTAGATAGAAGTGCCGCTTATATGGCTAGGTCAATTGCAAAACAAGTATTGCAAGAAAATCCTTTCCAAGAAGTATTAGTACAATTAAGTTATGCTATTGGAATAAAAGAACCTACATCAGTAACTATATGGACTGATAAAAAAATAAACTATGTAGTTGCAGAACATGTTAAGGCACAACTAGATCTTACACCGCTAGGCATTATAGAAAAATTTGATTTATTTAATTTAGATCTTGCTACAACAACAAACTACGGTCACTTTGGAAGACAAGGATTACCATGGGAAGGCCAGGCATGGACTTAAAAAAATATATAAGAACTGTATTAGACTTTCCTATTAAAGGCATAGAGTTTAGAGATATTACATCACTAGTTGAAAATCCTCAATCATTTAATTATGCATTAATGCAACTAACTAATGACTGTATGGATTTTAAAGCAGATAAAATTATTGGAATTGAAAGTAGAGGTTTTGTATTCGGGGCACCACTTGCCAGAGACTTAGAAGTGCCTTTTGTAATGGCAAGAAAGCCAGGCAAGTTACCCGGACAATGTTATACACAGAGTTATAAATTAGAATATGGTGAAGCAAGTTTAAGTATACAATGCAACACACCAATACGAAGCACTGACAAAATTGTAATCATAGATGACTTAATTGCTACAGGCGGAACTGCAATAGCCTGTGCTGATATATTATACAATGCATTTGATGTTGCTAAAGAAAATATTTTAATTCTGGCTGTAATCGACTTGCCCGATTTGAAGGGAAGTGCTATAATACATGAGCAAGGTTACAATGTTAAAACACTTGTAGAATTTGAAGGAACATAATGGCTAAAAAGGCACCAGCAATAGCACTCAAAGATATAATGGCGGCTGTCGATAAGAAAGACAGAGGTTTTTATAATCGTCTTACTGCTGAACAGAAAAAGGCATTTAGTGCCTGGATGATGATGAGATATTGCAGTAGTGTGCAAGGTCGAGATGCCGCAAACTACATATATCTTACAAATGAATTAGTAAACTTTCAGTTTATGGAAGTTAGTAAGCACCCTGAACTACAGTGGTTATTACTTAGTGCATGTGGTGTTGGTAAAATACAATTCCACCCTTACTTAAAACCACCCAATGCTAAAAAGAAGAAAAATAAAATATCAGAATTCTTATATGGTTTATATCCGCATAGTAAACCAGAAGATATAGAATTGATGATTAAGTTAAACAGTAATAATGAATTAAAGGCATTGGCATATGACTACGGATACGATGACAAAACAATCAAAGACATCTTTGGAAAGTAACACCTGTAAATGGTGTAACAAAAACTTTATGAGTGAAAGAACTCTAAGTGCTCATATGTGTGTTAAGAAAAGAAGATATGCAGACAAAGATTTAACACATACTAGGCTAGGGTATAGAGTATTTCAAATGTTTTATGAATTGAATACAACAGCAAGTAAGGCAAAGTCACAAGAAGATTTTATTAGAAGTCAATACTATGAAGGCTTTACAAAGTTTGGAAGAAGTTGCATTAGAAACGAATATTTGCAACCAGAAGAATTTGCAAAATGGTTAATCAAGAACGGAAAGAAACTAGCAGATTGGCATAAAGATAAAATGTATGATGAATTTTTATTATTATATGTTAAAAAAGAGCCTGGATTAAAAGCATTAGAAAGAACAATAATGTATTTGTCTGAATGGGCAAAGGATAATAATAAAGATTATAGTGAATATTTTAAAGAAGTATCTACACCAAGAGCAGTTCATGATATACGTTCAGCAAAAGTGTCACCATGGGTTATGTATTTAAGTGACTCCGGAAATGACTTGTTTAGACGTTTTAGTTCTGAGCAAGTAGATATGATAAAAGATATAATAGATTCTAAATTTTGGATGAAAGTATTTTTAGCCAACAAAGAAGAAGTAGCAGAAATTAAAAAGACTTGCCAAGTAGCAAGATTATAGGAGATAGAATGAAGGACTTAATTGAAAAAACATCGCAATGGCATCATGATAGAAACTTAATTGATGGTGCAACTAGTAAAGACCAAGTATTAAAATTAATACAAGAAGTTGGAGAACTATCAGATAGTGTTTGTAAAGGAGAAGATGTAAAAGACGACATTGGAGATTGTCTAGTTATTCTTATTAACATTGCTGAAAGAGAAGGCACAACATTAGAAGAATGCTTAGGTGTTGCTTATGAGGATATAAAAGATCGCAAAGGCAAGATGGTAGATGGAATATTTGTTAAGGAAGAATAATGAATAGAAAACAAGAAATGTTAGTCATCACAATGGAAGAGTGTGCAGAACTTAGTCAAGCATGTAGTAAAATTATACGTTTTGAAAAAGACCAATGCCCAAACGATCTTTCAAACTTGCAAGATGAAATAGGCGATGTAATGTGTATGATAGATATTTTAAAAAATAATGGATTAGTAAGTGATGAGCAAATACAAGAACGTATGCAAATTAAAAAAGAAAAACTAATTAAATGGAGTTTATTGTTCAGTGAAAATTGATTTTGATGTAGACATTGATATGGCTAATAGAGATGACTTTCTTAAGTTAGTTAATCATACGCCTGCTAGTATTGAAAAAGATGGTACGTTTACTAAACACAATACTGGTGTCTACTTTCAAAACATTCCTAAGTTTCCCTTAGAAGGCTACAGCACAATAGATCATAAACAAGCAGAACAAGAAGGTTGGTTCAAAGTAGACTTTTTAAATAATCATATATACAAAGATATTAAAGATGAAGAGCACCTAGACAGCCTTATTGCAACAGAACCGATGTGGGAACTGTTTGGGCACAAAGAAATAGTTGAGCAACTATTTCATATTGCAAAACACTTTGAAATAGTAAAACAGCACCAACCTAAAAACATAGAACAATTAGCAATGATACTTGCAATGATACGACCAGGTAAAAGATACTTGGTTGGAAAGGATTGGAAGGATATTGAAAAAGAAGTTTGGGTAAAAACAGACGATTACTTTTTTAAGCAAAGCCACGCAATGGGGTATGCTTTAGCAATTATTGTTCAACTAAATTCGATTCTAGAAAATCTTAATCAGACTTCCTAATTAACTGTATTCCTCTTCGCTTGATTCTTTTCTTTAAAAGATTTTGAAGAGTTGTCATTGGCCCAAACATGTGAGTAACATCTTTCATAATAAAGGTTGTTAGATAAGGACGAAATGATTTCATTTCATGATGCAAAAATACATCTATGGGCATCATACGATTTGACTCCCACCACCATGTGTCGCCAAGTTCTAAAAGTATTTTAGTGTCATCTAAGTTTTTAATTTTTGATATGTCATAAAATGTAATTATAGAATTATCATAGTTCACAACAATACCAAAGTGTTCTGTCTCGCCATACTTAATACCAGTAATGAACGGAAACTTTTCTTGATACTTATTTTGCATAATGATATTTACCATCTAGAAAGATAAATACTAATACATAAAGGTTATAAAAAACATGAGCGATGGTGATCACAGATTATATTTATACGACGACCCAATAGATTTAGTGGTTACAACCGACTCTCTTTATTTGGACAACAGGCCTATGAACAATAGAAAACAACGAATACACAAAGGATTTAGTAACGAACTTACTTTTAATATACGCAATAGAGATAGAAAACTACAAAATGTTTTTAGTGAAACTCTATGGGCACATATATACAATCCAACAACTAAAAAGAGAATGCTAACAAGAAGATGTGAAGATACTAATAGCATTGGTATAATTAAATTATTTTTAAATGAAGGAGATCTTACTAATATAGATCCTGGATTATATAAAATGTATCTTACAAAAGATTCAGCAGAAACTAAAAACATGCCTATCTACTCAAATCAAGACCACGGTGTGTCTATGGATGTAGAGATACTTGCAGATGGTGTAATAGAACCAACTGCTACTCAGGTAGCCAATGTGTTTACACAGGTTGCAAACACGATGCTAGGTGATAGTGCAAATATTTTTACAACTAGTTCTATGTATGGCAACCAAGACAGAAACTTCCAAGATGCAAGACACTCTGTAGCAATTTACCCATCAGCATTTACAGGCAATATTCTGATACAAGGCAGTATTATAGAAAATGCACCTAATCCAGACGATGCAAGTAATGATTGGTTTAATATATCTAATGTTGCATTTACGGCCGCTAGTAATCTAAATCACCAAACATTTACAATTAATGCAAATTGGATTAGATGCTTAACATACCCAACTTCCGGTTCAGTAACTCAAATTCTTTTAAGAAATTAACTTGACATATTAAATATATCCTGTATAATAAACTTATGGATATAGACTCACTAGTAGAACAAGTGCATCGACTTGTCTTCGATCATTTACCTGTTAATACAAGTAGAACTCCTAGTGGTTGGACAACATTAAACTGTCCTATGTGTAGTGACAATAGAAAAAGAGGTGGCATTATAACTAGTGGTGCTAAAATATCTTTTAATTGTTTTAACTGCGGATATAAAACAGGATGGGCACCAAATCCTCACTTAGGTGGCAAATTTAAAGAACTAGTAACAACACTAGGCGTAGATCAAACTGAACTACATAAGTTACAAGTAGAATTGCTTAAACATCAAGAATTGTTAGAGCAAGAAGATACTACAGAATACGTTTACTCTTTGTCTAAATTTAATAAAGTAGACTTACCCGAAAATGCTTTAGCAGTAGATGACTTACCAGATGGGCATCGAGTGAAGCAGTACGCAATTGATAGGGGACTATACGGTCTATATCCATTGCTTTATTTTGATGAAACATTATATAAGCAAAGATTAGTAGTTCCCTTTTCATATAACGGTGACTTAGTAGGGTGGACAGCAAGACACATAAATCCACCTAACAAGCAAACTGCAAAATACTTACACAACATGCAACCTGGCTTTGTATTTAATGTAGATAGATTTGCTGACAGCAAAAGAGAAGTTGTAATTGTTACAGAAGGCACGTTCGATGCAATACTTATAGACGGAGTATCTATACAAGGTAATAGTGTTGGCCCAGAGCAGGCACAACTAATAGAAAAGTTAGGGCAAAGAATTATATTATGCCCAGACAGAGATGATGCAGGAAAAGATTTGATAGAACAAGCAATAGCATTAGATTGGGAAGTAAGTTTTCCTCCGTGGCATGTAGAAATTAAAGACGCCGCAGATGCCGTTTTAAAATATGGAAGGCTGGCAACAGTATCAAGTATCATTAAACACGCAACTAGCAACAAAATAAAAGCCCGTGTGAAGGGGAAAATGCTATGAAAGTATATGTAAATGGATGTAGTTTTTCATATGGACATAATGAATTATTTGAAAGAAAAGGCTTAGTTTGGCCACAGCACCTACATAACCATGATGACAAAGATTTAGACAAACCCGGGCGTTCTAGAGGATACCATGTTGAAAATGAGTCTCTATCAGGAGGAAGTTCACACAGATCATTGCGTATGTGTATGGATAGAGCAATGCGTCATGGACAGAAAAATCAAGAAGTAGATATTATAATCTGTCAGTTGTCTAATCCGCATAGAGGAGAATTTTTTCATCAAGATCTAGGCATGTATATTAACTATATCTCTAATAGGTTTATTTTAGGTGAAAAAGAAATAGAAGTTTTCAAACAGCAAGGGTTTACAACAAGAAAAGATGCACAATTCTTTAATGAAAAAGGAGAATCTATAGAGGATGTATATTTCCATAAAAATGTATTATGGCATAACACAGTAATTGTACCTGAGTGGCAAAGACAAATTGAAATATTAGCATTATGTAATAACTTAGAAAAGTTATGCAAAATAAAAGGTATAAAACTTTTGTTCACAGCAATGAGCTCAATTTGTGTTCCGTCTTACCATGGTGATATGACGTTAATGCCCTACATTACAAAACCTATGAGTCATATTATAGGTAGAACAGGGTCACTAGTTGAAAGTGCAGAGGACAACCATCCAAACGAAGCAGGACATTATGAAATTTATAGATATATATTAAGTGAGTTAGAAAAATTATGAGCGATATAAAAAATTACAACGAAGAAACACAAGAATTGTTCTTGAGATTCTTATTGAGTGAACAAGACTTGTTTGCAAGGTGCCAAAGCATCGTGCAACCTGAGTATTTTAATTTAAAATACAGGTCAGCAGTAGAACTTTTTAAGAGCCATAGCGAAAAGCATAATTCAATTCCAACTCCAGAACAAGTAAGTGCAGTAGCAGGCATACAACTAGAGCCTATTCCTAATGTTACAGTAGATCATCATGAATGGTTTATCAATGAGTTTGAAACTTTTTGTAGACATAAGGCACTAGAAAAAGCGATCATTGAAAGCACAGACTTATTAGAGAATCAAGACTATGGTACAGTAGAAGAAAAGATTAAAAATGCAAGTCAGGTTGGTCTTGTAAAAGATTTAGGAATAGAATATTTTGAAGATCCTAAAGCAAGATTACAATGGATTAAAGATCAAGCAGGTGCAGTAAGCACAGGTTGGAAAGGAATCGATATGAAATTGTATGGTGGCATGAACAGAGGAGAGATCACAATCTTTGCTGGTGGCTCAGGTGCAGGTAAAAGTCTGTTTTTACAGAACTTTGCAGTAAATTGGGCACTTGCAGGACTTAATGTTGCGTATATTAGTTTAGAACTTAGTGAGCAACTCATTAGTATGCGTCTAGATGCAATGGTGAGTGGGTATAGCACAAGAGATGTTATGCGTAATATGGATGATGTCGACTTAAAAGTTCGTATGAAGGCAAAAGGCGCAGGTAGACTTAGAGTAAAACAAATGTCTAACGGTGTTAATTGTAATGACCTAAGAGTATTTTTACGAGAATATGAAATTGCTAGTGGAGAAAAAATAGATTGCTTACTTGTTGATTACTTAGATCTTATGATGCCTATTAGTGCTAAAGTAA